GATGGGTCAGTCCTCGGGACACCCTCCCGCCACATTTGAGCGGCGCGGGCGCATTTTGATCACTTGGAACAGGAAGAAACGCGATGCAGCGGACTGTAACCACGCCAGCCGACCTCAATGGCGAGGCGCTGGACGATTTAAAACGCTGGCTCGCGATCAGCCGGGCGAGCGAAGACAGCTTGCTTGTGGATCTGCTCGGGACAAGTTTAGCGCTCTGCGAGGCGTTCACCGGGCAGGCCCCAATCGAACAGACGGTCGAAGAGAGAACCCCCGTCACAGCGGGAGAATACGCCTTGACCACCCGCTCCATTCGAGCGCTCGTATCGGTTGAATTGGTTGAGCAGGATGGCAACCGTCTGCCAATAGCAGAAAGCGATTATACCTTCGAGGTAGACGCCTACGACACCGCCTGTTTCAGACTTCATGCTGCTCTCGAGGGTCGCTGCATCGCCATCGCGGTGCGCGCCGGCGTCGCTTCCGATTGGGCAACTCTTCCCGACGCGCTAAAGCAAGGAGCCATTCGGCTCGCCGCCTATCATTACCGCGATCGCGACAACCCTCGCGCGACACCGCCACCAGCGAGTATCACCGCTTTGTGGCGCCCATGGCGCAGCCTTCGGATCGTATGATCCGCGCTCAAATGAACGAAGGTTTCAGCCAATTCGTTCTTCGTCTTGGAGCCCGAGTCACGCGCTCAGCGCGATCCATCGCGACCAATAGGCCATCGCACGAAGCCGCGCGCCTCCACCCTTGGCGCAGCGCCGTGCGCCTTTGGCCCGATATTTTCGAGGAGGGTTAAACTATGGAAAACCGTTTGCGCGCGGATCTGATCGCATGGCTGCGCGATGATCCGGCTTTATCTATGATCAACGCGGTCGAGGAAGAAAGCCCTCTGCGCGCGTCCCCCCCCTGGCTTGGCCTTTCCGCCAGCGCCTCGACGGACTGGGGCACGAAAGACCGACCCGGACGCGAAATCCGGATCGCATTGGAATTGGAGACACGCGGGGACGAACCCGCGGCCGACGCGGACGTGCTTAGTGCGATTGAACGCCGTGTCTTCGATCTGCCACCCTTCACAACAACATATGAAATCGCATCGATCCGCTTTTTGCGCGCGCGCAGCGAACAACGCGCGAACAACCGACGCGGAGCCCTGATCGAGTTTCGGTTTCGCCTCTTTCACGCCTTAACGGAGTAACACATCATGCCTGCACAAAGCGGCGCCGCATTTCTTTTAAAGCTTGGGGATGGCGGCAACCCCGTGGCCTATGAAAACGTGGCTGGGCTTCGAACCACCCAAATGACGATCAACGGCGATTCCGTGGTTGTGACACACAAGGAATCGGGCGGATGGCGCGAGCTCTTATCGGGTGCGGGCACACGGTCCGTCTCTGTCAGCGCATCGGGCATTTTCCTGGGCAGCGCCGCGGAAAGCGCTGTGCGTGCTCATGCATTAGCCGGAACCTTGGACGACTATGAACTGTCCTTCGAAGACGGTGAACGTCTGCGTGGCCGCTTCTTGGTTCAGCGGCTCGACTATTCCGGCGATTTCAATGGAGAGCGCACCTACACGCTTCAGCTTGAAAGCTCTGGCGCAGTGCTGCCTGTATGAACCGGCCTGCCAATTCACTCCGCGGCGAAGCGTCGCTGCAAGTGGGCAACAAGGATCTCTTGCTACGCCCTAGCTTTGAAAACCTGGTGGCCGCCGAAGAAGAACTGGGATCGCTTTTCGCGCTGATCGAACGGGCCTCTGGCGGTGCCCTGACTTTGAACGAGATCACCGCACTACTCTGGCATTGCCTTGCCGTCGATCAAAGGCCGGAACGGGCCGATGTCGGTTCGGCTGTATTGGCCATGGGTTTGGTTCAGGCCACCGCACCGGTGCGGATTATTCTCGCCGAGGTTCTGCAGGGGCAATCGTGAGTTTGCGCGACCGGGCCCCAGATTGGAACGCCATGGCCGCGCGTCTGCTGGGGTGGCGCCCGGCTGAATTCTGGGAAGCCACGCCTAGTGAACTCGCAACCGCGCTTCGTGACCCCACTGCTGATGCATCAATTGCACCGCCAGACTGCGACCTGATCACAAAAATGATGGAGCGAGACGCTCATGGACGATGATTTTGAAGAACTGGTAATCGAAGTTCGAGCTAACACCACGCAATTCGCAACCGACCTCGAAAGTCTCAATGGCGTGGTCGATACAACGCTGATCGACGGGTTTGAGAAAGCCGGCGCATCGCTCGAACGCAGTCTCGTATCCGCACTGCGAAATGGGTCCCTCGGATTTGATGACCTCAAGCGGTTGGCCATTCGGTCGATCGACCAGATCGCCACGCACGCCTTAACCTCGGGCATTGGCAACCTTTTCGGCAGAGACAGCGGTGGACTGGGAAGCCTGCTTGGCAATTCTCTCGGCGCGTTGCTCGGCCTGCCCGGGCGAGCGACAGGCGGGTCGGTTTCCCCCGGTCGCGGATATGTGGTCGGAGGCCGTGGCCCAGAGCTTTTCGTCGCGACTAGCGCGGGGCGCGTGGAACCTAGCGCAGGCCACGGCGGCGGTCGCGATGTCCGTGTAGCCATCAATATGGTCGCACCGCGCGGCACCACAGCACCGGTCGCCATGCAACGATCTTCGCGCCAATTGGCCAGCGCCGTGCGTCAAGCGCTTCAAAGCAGCTGAAGGCAGGAGCACACCTATGGCATATTGGCTCGCCAAAGAGCGGACTTCGCAAGAGTTCAGCCACATCCAGCGATTTGACCCGCGCTTTTGGACCGTGAACTTTCCGCGCCCGGCCATGGCATCGGTCGTTACCACAGGTCCGGACTCCATGCAGGTCGACGTTGAACTGCATCACAAGGGAGAGCTGGTCGGTCTCATCTGGGATAGCGAGGACACGCTCGATCACCCTCTCCTCGCCTACGAAACCGATCGGGATTATTCGCACACCACGCTCAGTTTCCGCTGGCAGTCTCAGGGCGTTATTGGCCTGGATGGCGTCAACGGTCCGACACTGACAATCGAAGGCCGCGATGAAGAGGGCAACGCGCGGACATGGTTTGTGCGCTTATGGAATTACGCCGTCGGCACTCCAGAAGACGCGACGATCAAGATTCCGTTCTCGCAACTGGAAGCGGGTTTCACCCTTCCGGGTGAACCGGTCTATCCCAAACAGATCGATCGGCTCTTCATTTCGCTTGTTGCACCCGATTTTGAGCCAGGTTCGACACAGCCTTTGGAGCAACGAGCCAACGGGCGGGTGACCCTGTCACAGATCAACGCGGATGGCGGACGCGCCATGCTCGAAATTGGCGACGTCCGGCTGCCCGTCCACGGCGATCGGATAGCCACCGCCTACGATGACGCCTACGATCAAACCCCCGCACGGCTTGTACGCAATATCGTGGGTCTCGGCTATCGCGAAGACTTGGTTCACTATGTCGGGATGAGCCATTTCATGCGGCTTGAACGCCAGCTCGATGGCTCCCTCAAAGCGAGCGCCGCAGCCGAACTTTGCGAACCGTGCCGGCAATGGCACCAGAATTACTTCTCGGTTTGCCAAGCCGAAGATCTCGAGGTGATCGGCTCGATCTCTTACGAGCTGTTCAACGAATTCTGCCCTGAGGATTGGAAGCAACGCACCGCCGCTGGTGAGCCGGCGCTTACAGGCTGGGTTCCACCATCTACCCTGCTGTCTCCCGCAAACACACAAGGTATGGCGTGGCTTCAGGCCAGCGCTGTCCGCTTCGTGGAGTTGCTGGAGGTTTCTGGTCTGCCTGCGCGCATGCAGATCGGAGAGCCATGGTGGTGGACGACATTCAACTCGTTCGAGATTTGTCTCTACGATGACGCGGCGCGTGCTGCATTCGGAGGCGATCCTCCCATCATCAACGATATGCGCGCACCGCTAAACGCAGCGCAGATTGCGCTGCTTGACCAAGCGGGCGCTCTGCTGGCGCAGTCCACCGCTGACCTGAAGGCGGCCATTCGTTCCGGCGCCAGCGGCTCAGCGGAAGTGCTGCTCCTCGCTTTCACTCCGACCGTCCTCGACCCCGGAACACCCGAAGCATACCGCGCCAATCTCCCGCTTGGATGGGCGAAACCGGCCTTTGATCGTCTTCAGCTTGAAGACTATGATTGGCTGACCGATGGCAAGGTCGCCGAGCGGCGCGCTGCTTACGATTTCGTCAACGCCCGGCTTGGATACCCCATCGACGAACAAGACTATCTGGCTGGCTTCGTACTGCTGCCCGAAAACGCGGATTGGCAGTGGGAACGAATTGATCGTGGCGCTGACGAAGCTGCAATGAGAGGCATTCCGCGCCGGTACATCTGGGCCCTGCCGCAGGTCACGCGCGATGGATACACCCGACTCCCCAACACAAAGGATGACGCCATGCAGCCCTTTGACGATGTGCTTTACCCCTTCGCTTTAGGGCGAAATACGGCCGTTTCGCCCGAATTCTCGACCTCCGTAAACGTAACCGCTTCTGGCTATGAAAGGCGCAATTCTCTTTGGTCGGATGCCCGCGTGAACTTTGATGTGGGGCCTGGCATCCGATCGGAAGCCGAACTGTCCGAACTCATCGCGTTTTTCCGGGCGCGCAGAGGCGCTGCGCGCGGGTTCCGTATCAGCGATCCCTTGGATTTCAGCACTCACCAAATGACCGGGACGCCAACCATGCTGGACCAGGAGATCGGAATTGGCGATGGCGCCAAAGCGGACTTCCAGCTCGCGAAGAACTATGGGCCGGGAGACGAACCTCAAGTCCGGCCCATTACCCGGCCGCGGGCAGAGACTGTCTTGGTAAGCCTCGATGGCGTCTCGACGGATGATTGGGTTCTTCGCGACGGCGGTCTCGTTTCGTTCAACAATGCACCAGCCGACGGAGCCGTCGTTCGCGCAGGCTTTCTATTTGATGTGCCTGTCCGCTTCGCCGAAGATCGAATTGATTTTTCCGGGGTCAACTTCGCAGCAGGAGAAGCGCCCTCTGTTCCCTTGGTCGAACTACGTGAGACAATCGGATGAGGGTCTTCTTCGATCGCGAACTAGATAGCGTCGCCACCTTCTGGCGTGTTTTCCGAAAAGACGGCGTGGCACTAGGTTTCACAAGCCACGATAGGGATTTATCGTTTTCGCGCATTCGCCACCGCGCGGCGCCCGGCATGGTCTCCGCCGCAATCAAGCTCAACAACGCCCTCAGCGGAGACAGCGCTGAAGTGGAGGGTGCGCTGACCCACGACGCGATCAGCGAGGCGGATCTTTCAGCCGGTCTTTATGATGAGGCCGGGATCGCGATAGGCGCAGTGGATTGGGAAACCCTCGAGCACGAAGTGCTCTACACAGGCCAAATTGGCCGGGTGGAGAATGATGGCCATAGCTTCTCTGCGCAGCTGCATTCCGCTAAACACATTCTGGGCGACGATTTGGTGCCCAGAACAAGCCCAACCTGCCGTGCTGTGTTTTGCGGTCGTGGATGCGGTCTGTCCGCCATTCGATTCACAAGCCGCCAAACGCTAATTTCCCTCGATACCGATACCAACCGAATTGAAATCGCCCATCCAATAGGTTCTGAGGCGATTGATGGTCGCATGCGTTTTCTGGATGGCCCGCAAACGGGATTGGTGTTTGGTGTGATCGATGTCGACGGTGCCTGGCTTACTCTCGATCGGTTGCTTTCACCGACGACGCCGGTCGGTATTGCGCTCGAACTTTTGGAAGGATGCGACCACACACTAGGGACCTGTGCTAGCCGCTTCAACAACGCAGTGAACTTTCGCGGCGAACCATTCCTCCCTGGAAACGATCTGCTGGCTCGGTACGGACGGCCAAGCGAATGACCCAAAGACAGCGGCTTGCCGACACGGCCGGCGGCTATCTCGGGGTGCCATTCCGACTGCATGGCCGCGACCCGCGGATCGGTCTAGATTGCGTCGGCCTTGTGGCTGTCTGCTTGGAAGAAGTGGGCGCGCAACCGCTCGTACCAACCGGCTACGCACTTCGCAATCGATCGATCGAATCTTGGCTAAATTGCGCTGATCGCTCGTCTCTTGCTCCGGCAACAGGGGCTGCGGAAGCAGGCGACATCCTCTTGCTTCGTCCTGGGCCTCATCAGCATCATCTCGCCATCGATCCGTGTGACGGCTCCATTATCCATGCGCACGCTGGACTGCGACGGGTTGTTCGCCAACCGTTTAATCGATCGACACGACTCCTGGCGCGATGGCGGCTAATAAACTGATAATAAAGGATATATGATGGCTACACTGGTCTTGACCACCGTCGGATCTGCAGTCGGTGGCCCTATTGGAAGTGCCATCGGCGCGTTTGTGGGTCAGCAAATTGACCAAGCTGTGTTCAGCGGTGGATCGCACGAGGGGCCCCGGCTTAAGGAACTATCCGTCACCACTTCGAGCTATGGTCAGTCAATCGGTCGTCACTTTGGTCGAACTAGGGTAGCTGGCTCTGTGATTTGGGCAACCGACCTCGAAGAGAACTCGACGAGCGAAGGCGGGAAAGGTCGTCCCAAGACAACCACCTACAGCTACTCAGCCAGTTTCGCCGTTGCCCTTTCCTCGACGCCCATTGATCGACTGGGTCGGGTCTGGGCTGACGGCAACCTACTGCGCGGTGTGGCGGGCGATCTCAAAACCGGGGGCGAGCTGCGAACCTACCTTGGCAACGGAAACACTTTTGTCGACCCGCTGATTGCGGCGGATCGGGGGTCAGAGGCGCCAGCTTTTCGTGACTGCGCCTATGTCGTTTTCGAAGACTTGCAACTCGCTGATTTCGGCAACCGGATTCCCGCATTGACCTTCGAGGTGTTTGCCGATCCGGATTCTCAGGTTTCGTTGAAGCAGCTCGTCCCAACTTCGAACGGAGAGTTTGTCGAAAGCCCTCTCCCGCATATCCGCGGCTTTGTCGATGAAGGCGGAGATCTCGCGAACACACTTTCACTTATAGATCGCGTCTATCCGCTCAACTGCACGACGACGCCGTCCGGCCTCAGCTTTCGGCCCATTGCCAGTCCGCCACGCCCGGTTGTGACTCTTCCCCCGTCGCTGGCCTTGGAAACAGACGGCAATCAGCGCGAACGGCATATCAGCCGCAATCAGCTGCAATCGCCCCCGGCTTTGGCGCTCCGATACTACGACGAGAACCGCGACTACCAACCGGGAGTTCAACGCGCGATAGGTCGGCGAGCAAATGGGATTGAAGCCGTCGTAGACCTCCCCGCGACAATGACGGCGGCGGGGGCTCAAGAGCTTGCCAACGCGAACAACAACCGACTTTTAGGGCGCAGTGAAAAAGCCACGTGGCGGGTCAGTGAACTGGATCCCGATATCGCGCCCGGAAGAATTGTTCGCCTCCCTGGAGTCTCGGGCCTTTGGCGGGTGATGAGTTGGGAATGGTTTGATCGCGGAGTTGAGCTCATCCTCGAGCGGTCGATGGCGTCAACGGCGGCGCCGCTGAGTGGTGACCCGGGGTTGTCTGTACCGCCTGCCGATCTGCAAGCGGGTCCAACCGTTCTGGATGTTTTTGAACTGCCGGCAGAGAACGGGACAAATCCCTCAAAATCATCAATATTCGCTGCAGCTTCCTCGGACAACGAAGCTTGGAGAGGCGCGGCTCTTTATGCGGAGCAAGGAGTGACGCTCTTGCCTATTGGATCGACAGGGTCAAGCCGTTCGACGATCGGCGAGCTCCTCGCACCGCTCGCCAGTTCGGCATCTCTAGTCCTTGAAACCGAAGCTACCATACAGGTGCATTCGTTTGCCGAAGATATGTTGTTTGCGGCCACCGATCCAGTTGGACTGTCGAATGGAGCCAATCGCCTGCTGGTAGGAGGCGAGGTACTCCAGTACTTGACCGCGCAGTCCCTTGGTTCCGGCGCTTGGTCGCTACGAGGATTGCTTCGTGGTCGAGCCGGAACAGAGGACGCGGCAGCAAGTGGACATCCAGAGCTTACTCCGGTCGTGGCTCTGGACGCTAGTATCGTCGAGCTGGACCATCCGACCGTTCAGTCATCGCCTTTGATGCGCATCGCGGCCATTGGCCAAGCGGATGATGACGCAGTCTTTGCGGAGCTTCGAAACTCTGGGCTCTCACGCCGCCCTCCGACGCCGGTGCATCCTCGCGTTCGGTTGCTTCAAGACCAATCGATCGAGATTTGTTGGACAAGACGAGCACGCGGACATTGGCTGTGGGATTACGCCGACGAGATCCCGCTGGTTGAAGAGGTCGAGCGCTATCTTGTTGGTTTTGGCCCGGTTGAGGCGCCCTTTGCCGCCTTCACGACATACGAACCGCGGTTTTCACTCAGCCAATCCGAACGCGAAGGACTGGTTCAGCTACACGGCACCGCCAATCTTTGGGTCGCTCAAATTGGTACCTATGTGCGGTCAAACGCTCTGTTCCTCTCGCAATTGTAACTGCCTTAAGTGGAGGTCTAAATGACTGATCCAATTACATTCACCTCGGCCGCCAAAAACACTGAGCTGCCATTCTTGTTCAGTGGACAATCTCAGAAGGAGTTCTTTCTGAATCAGTCCCTCGTCACCATAGATGCACTGCTGCCTAGGACAGTTCAGGGCGTACTTGAGACACCGCCTGAGGTAGCAAGCGATGGGGATTGTTACCTTGTTGGACCATCCCCTTTGGGCGATTGGATGGACAAGCCCGATTGCCTCGTGATCCGTTTGGGAGAAGGCTGGCACTTCATTGAACCGGGAAAGGGAATGGAAGTGTTCGATCAGTCGTCAGAGCGCAAACTGATTTATCTTTCACAATGGTATCAGCCACTGGCTCCTTCCCAGCCTATAGGTGGTGTGACGATCGACGTGGAAGCACGATCGGCGATCAACGATCTGATTGCATCATTGCAAAGCTTCGGCGTGATCGGTTAACGCTCAAGAACAATCCCGCCCCTTGAGGCTGGCAAATCAACAGCGCTCCTTGTGCAGAGAGCGCCAGTTTTTGCCGATAGTCTGAAGAAGCGGCATTCTTGCAACAGTTTGAGACCATTGATTGCTTGCCACGCAATGGCTGAAAAGATAGAGCCTAGACAGAGCCTCAAATCCATAAAAAGGGGAAGGTTAGAATGCGTAAATTCGTCATTGGGATGGCGATGGCGTCGACTGCACTCACTGCGCCTGCCATGGCCCGCGAAGGTCAATGGTACATTCAAGGTGAAGCTGGTGCGATGTTGGTCGATGACATCAACTTCGAAATCAACGGCAGTTCAGGTGAAGCTGAAGCCGATGTAAACACAGGCTACGACTTCGGCGGTGTCGTCGGGTACGATTTCGGCGCTTTCCGCCTCGAAACCGAAGCCGCTTACAAATCGGCAAGTTTGGACGAACTGACTGCGGGCCCGCTTGGCATTCAGGCTGGGCCTCCGCTTGGCACTACTTTTAGTGGCTTCACCGCTCCGGTGACCGGCGATGTTACTGCTCTTTCCTTCATGCTTAACGGTCTGTTCGACTTTGGTTCGGATGATGGCCTGCAAGCGTTTGCCGGTGGTGGTGTGGGCGTAGCCCGTGTCTCCCTCGACGGAACCGTTGACGCAACTGGTCCGGGCGCGTTCGATGATTCGGACACAGGCTTGGCTTGGCAGCTTCTCGCTGGGATCCGCGCTCCGATCAGCGACGCTTGGGACATCGGCCTGAAGTATCGTTACTTCAACGCGGTCGACGTGGACCTCGTGGACACGCTGGGACGCGATCTGGCGATCAACACTCTCAGCACGCACTCGCTGCTCGGTACGATTACCTATAACTTTGGTGGTGAGGCACCGCCGCCGCCGCCGCCGCC